AGATCAAATATTCTTTGGAGAAATCCTAGCAGGTGTTGATGCAGTCTTTACTAGAAACTTGCAACCTACTACTGATTACAAGATTCCTATTACAGGATTGATGACGCTGTTTGAACCAATTGTTACAAGCGGCACAATTGAAATCGGTGGACACTTTACATATGTACGTTTAGATGATCCAAACTATGGTTCTGAAAACGCAAGAGAAGACGCAGTTATGCTTCCTGTAATTGCAGACGGACTATCTAATATAGTTGAAATCCCTAACACTTACACAATCAATGACGGTGATAGAATTATTATTAGAAAGAGCACTAGCGATGGTAGTGTCAACCCTCAGGATGACGACTTTGATACATCGCTATCGGGCGGTACACTTGACCGATTAGGCGGTGTGTTTACTACTGCTACTGGTAAGACTGCTGAAGAAATTATCATTGACGGCGACGGATTTGCAACGGTTACATCAAGTTCTGGACCAGAAGAATTTGTTCCAGGCCAAGTAGTTGACACTGTAGCAATTAAAGTATTTGATCGACCACGTGCTGGATCTGCAACTATTAAAGTTGATAGCTTTATCAGCAATAGTATTCAAACAGACTATGTTATTAGTCAGCAACCTAACAGTAGGTCTGCATTAATTGTTAAAGCTGACAATGTTATCCTAGATAGGACAACAGACTACGTTTTTGATTATGCAACCAGAACAGTTAGCTTAACAACAGCACCGGCGTTTGGTGTAACTATTTCGATCTTTAGTATTGGATTTAGCGGAACTAACGTTCTAGATTTGGATTATTTTGTAGGAGACAACGAAACTACTGAATTTATTACAAAGGCACCGTGGTTAACTAGCATGACATATGTAGTTTATGTAAACGGTTTACCAGCTAATGTAGAACTATTCCAAACAGATGACTCTTATGAAAGTTCTAACAGAACTGGTATTAGATTTGTTTCAGCACCAACAACTGATGATCTGATTACATTTGTTATTGTTAACGGCGATCAACAGACTTTTGCAATCACTAAGTCGGAAGAGTTTGTTGGTAACGGCACTAACACATATGAACTTGCTAACATCATTGGCGATGCATTGCCAAATGAGTCTAGCATGATTGTTCGTGTTGACCAAACAATCTTGTTAGGACCAAATAACAGCTACTATACAATTGAAAACAACAACAGAGTTTTTGAAATTGACGTAGTTAAATTTGTTCCATACAGTATTTCAGTTAATGATATTAATGTATATGCTGATGGAACATTGTTAAAGCCAGTTGTTGACTATGTTGTTGATTTAAGCGTCATTAATGTAACAATTACTAAAAAGATGTATAAAAAATATGCCAATAAGCAGTTGATTATCAGCGTATCTCAAGGACAAGGATACACATACATTCCTCCTACAGATACAGAGCCTCCAAAGATTCAACTTTCTCAAGCGTATGACAATACTCATAAGATCGAAGTTATCAGTTCGTATCAACATGATGTATTAGACATCCAAAGAACAATTGTTAATATTACATCTGGACTATCTATTACTCCTGACACTCCAATTTACTATTCTTACAAGAGTCTAGCAAGCGGTTTATTACCGTTGGATAGAGAAGTTATCAACGACAACTTTGTATGGGTAGTTAAGAACGGGACTCTTCTAACACCAAGTATCGACTTTAAGGTTATGCCTAATAAGAAGTCCATCAAGTTGTTAGAAGAACCAGTTGTATCTGATGAATTTACTTTAATTTCTTTTGGTAACAACGTTCTAGATACTGGTATTGCGTACATGCAATTTAAAGATATGCTCAACAGAGTTATTTTTAAGCGATTAAGTTTAGACAAACAAACTGTTCTTGTAAACGACTTAAGACAAACTGATACTACTATTGTTGTTGAGGACGCTAGCAACTTTGACATACCTAGTACAGAAAACAATAAACCTGGTATTATTGAAATTGCAGGCGAGCGAATCGAATACTTTACATTAAACGGAAACGTTTTAGGACAACTTCGTAGAGGTACTCTAGGAACAGGAGTAAGAACATTGCACGCAGCTGGTTCTCTTGTACAAGATATTGGAGCAAGTGCAACAATTCCATACACTGAGGACATTTCGATTACACAAATTGATTCGGACGGAACTAATGTAGTTGATTTAGACTTTGTGCCAGGGAACTTTAATAACAGTTGGACCTATAAAGGTACCCAGCTATCAAATACTGATATTGCAAGTTTATCTAAATCGGCAATTGAAGTATTTGTTGGCGGTGTAAGATTAAAGAAATCTGCTTATAGTGAATACAGCCCAACAGTTTATCCTGATAGCCCAGAAGGTGATGTTTCTAAAGATGCTGAGTTTGTAGTAGACGGTGAAACTAGCCAGATTGTTCTAAGGGATAATCCAGCGTTTGGCACTAGAGTTACTGTAGTAAAGCATTTAGGTACTGCTTGGGATTCTGCAATTAACATCCAAAACGATGATAACAAAATTGCACAGTTTTTAAAAGCTAAACCAGGTATTTGGTACAGCGAAATTAAGAAAACATAAAACTAGCAGAAAATGATACTAGATAAATATACAATAAAGAGAGATTACTATGCAGCATAACGACATGACAGGCCTTGCAATCCGTGGTCATATTAAGATCACGGACGTAACCGAACCTGAGAATAAGATTGTTCTTCATGATAAAGGCAATGCAATTCATTACGAAAACATGAGTATTGCATTAGCCCGCAGCATTGCAGACAGAGGCGAAGGTTTTATTTACGAAATGGCGTTTGGAAACGGTGGAACAGCAGTTGACCCAACTGGTATTATTACCTATCTAACTCCTAACAGCTCTGGCACAAATGCAAGTTTGTATAATCAAACATATTCAAAGGTTGTAGATGACAGATCTGGAAATAACACAGATCCTACTCGTAACTTTATTGAAACACGTCATGTTACTGGTACTAACTACACTGATGTGTTTATTACATGCTTGCTAGATTACGGTGAACCAGGCGGTCAACAAGCATATGATACAACAACTAATAATGAAAGTGCATATGTATTTGACGAATTAGGTCTAAAATCATATAGCGCAACTGGCGATAGTCTATTGTTAACCCATGTTGTTTTCCACCCAGTGCAAAAATCACTTAATCGATTAATACAAATTGATTATACGGTACGAATTCAGAGCTTAACAGGCTAATTGGAGTTAATAGATGACTTATCAAGTAACTTATACAGAAACAACAAACCCTCTTAAACCGCCAATTAGCGTTCAAGATCAGACTCTTAACCAACAAACAAGTGTTTCTTTTGTCGGTAAGAACTATGCGGGCTACGCTCCTGTTATTGCAGAAAATTTTTTACACTTATTAGAAAATTTTGCTTGTCCTGATTCGGGGTCTAATACTCCTTCGAGTGCATTATTGAACAGTCCTGTTCAGGGACAACTATGGTACAACACTACGTCTAACATTTTAAATGTATATGACGGCACATCCTGGAGTGCAGCAGGTAATATTAAAAAATCTACGTCAGCACCTCAAGACGGTGCAGCAGGCGACTTATGGGTCGACACTGACACTAAGCAATTGTATTTGTATTCTGGATCTAATTGGCTATTAATTGGCCCACAGTTTAGTGCAGGTACACAAACAGGCCCAGCAGTTGAAACATTATCAGATACTAACGACGTTGATCATAATGTTTTATCTGTTTATGCAAATAATAATCGAATTGTAATAGTAAGTAAAGAAAGTTTTACTCCTAAGCAGACAATTGCTGGGTTTACTACAATCGGTCAAGGTGTTAATTTAAGCTCGGTTGATGCAGGAAGTTCAACATCTCCAACAAAATTTTGGGGAACTGCAAGTGTAGCGGATGCACTTAACGTAAATTCTGCTCCTATTTCTGCTTCTAACTTTTTAAGAAGCGATCAAACAAGCACAACTAACTTTTCTTTTAACATAAGAAATAACAACGGGTTAACAGTTGGTGCAGACCTTAGTTTTAACCTAAGTACTAGTTCATCAGCAACTGTTTTATACAACAAAACAAGCGGTGCAAGTGTTGATTTTAGATTAAACAACAACGGTGATGTAAACACTGTGTTGCACGTTGATGCTAGAAACCGTATTGGCGTGGGACCAAGTAACACTAACCCACAAGCAACGCTTGATGTGTTAGGTGATATCTTATCATCAGGACCAATCGCAGTTACAGACACTACTGATTCGACATCGGTTGGCGTTGGTAGTATTGCAACAGCTGGCGGCCTATCTGTAGAAAAAAATCTAAATGTAGGAAAAGATGTATCAGTATTTGGTAAGATCTACGTTAACAATTTAGATTCAAACGATACCCCAATTGGCGGATCTGTAATTTTACCTGGTAGTGATTCTGCATCAATATTATATGACATTGGTTCTAGTACTAGACGTTTTAGAAACGTGTATGCACAAACGTTCCAAGGAAACTTTAGTGGAACATTTTCTGGACCTTTATCAGGAAGCATTACTGGATCGGCAGCTAAACTAGCTAGTCCTACAGTTTTTAGTCTAACAGGTGATGTAACTAGTAACGCTATTTCGTTTGACGGACAAACTTCTAACGGAACAGCAACTTTTACAACAGAAGTTAGCCAAGACTTTGTTGCATCTAAGACTGAAGTAACTGATTCTCTTAATAGTGATCAATTGTTAATATACAGACAAGGTACTGGTTTAAGAAAAATTACAAAAGAGACTTTTGTTTCTAACATTCCTACTATGCCAATTGGCGCAGTATTGCCTTATGCTGGTCAAACTGCACCGGCAGGATACTTGTTATGTGATGGTAGTGAAGTACCTCTAGGAACATATTCTGCACTATTCCAAGTAATTGGATATTCTTATAAGCCTGCGGTTCTGTTGTTAGGAAAGAACACATTTGCACTGCCAGATATGCGAGGTAGATTCCCGTTAGGCCGTGACAATATGGATAATAATATTACAGTTCCTGATAAAACAGACCAAAATATTTTTATTGATGCCGGCGGCGGCGCAGCAAATCGAGTTACTGATGTAACAGCAGATACACTAGGTGCAGGTTCAGGAAGTGATACAAAAACATTAGATATCTCTAATATTCCAGAACATAGACATACATTATCAACAGGACAAGCTGACTACTTTGCAGTTGGTAGACCAGGGTTAACATCAGATCCAAACGGTGTAAGTCCTCCAGGACCACAGTCAACTAGTGCAGGTCTAGCTGTGCCAAATACCGGTGGTGTTCTTACAAGTCAAACAGGTCAACCGATCAATGTTATGAACCCATACCAAACAATTAACTATATCATTTACACTGGTGTACTAGTATGAGCTCATATATTATAAACAAAACAGACGGTACCATTTTAACAGAAATTGTTGATGGTACAATTAACCAGACTGCTACCGATTTAACATTAATTGGTAAAAATTCTAGTTCTTATGGAGAGTTTTTAAACGAAAACTTTATTAAGTTATTAGAAAATTTTGCTAACACATCAAGACCAAACTATCCAGTATTAGGACAGTTATGGTATGATACAAGCGAAGGTCGTTTAAAAGTATACGATGGCAACGGATTTAAAGTAAGCGGCGGAACTATTGTTTCGCCAACTATTCCATCTAGTTTTGCACAAGGTGATATTTGGATCGACAGCACTAGACAGCAATTATATTTTAATGACGGCGTTGCAAATTTATTAGCAGGTCCTATCTATACTAAAGAACAAGGTGTAAGCGGTCTTCAAGTAATTGATGTTATTGACACAAACACAATTAGTCATACTATTGTGTTGTTATATATTGCCGCTGAAGTAGTTGGTATTTTTAGCAAAGAAGAATTCACTCCAGCAAGTAGCAACCCAATACCAAACTTTTCTGGAACAGTTAAGATTGGTTTTAATGCAACTAACACTACTGGATTTAAATTTAATGTTCCAGTAACACAAGCCGATACTCTACTAGCAGCCGATAACAGTTTAAAAACAGCAGATGACTTTTTGTCAACAACAAACAACTCTTCTACAGTTGGTACTCTTGCAATTTTTAACTCAACTCCGTTAGTATTAGGGTTAAATCAAAATATTGAAGTCTTAGTATCTTCAAATGCGTTAAAATTTAATTCTAATATTTCAAATCAAAATGTGGAATTTAATTTATTAAACACTGACGGAATATCAACATCGTTGTTTTTAGATGCAGAGTTTAAAAGAGTTGGAATTTATACAACTGACCCTCAAGCAATGTTAGACGTTGCTGGTGATGTAATTATCCAAGGAAGTTTAACAGTACAAGGCAATGTAACCACAGTTAATTCTACTAATTTACAAGTTGAAGATGCATTAGTTGAACTTGGTGTTACAGCTACACCTACTGATTTAACAGCAAACGGTGGCGGCCTAAAATTGCTAGGAGATACAAATAAAACTATTACTTGGGAATCTCTATCAGATGCATGGGAATTTAGTGAAAATACTAACTTAGTAGCTGGCAAAGTTTATAAGATTAATAATTTTGAAGTTTTATCGCAAACACAACTAGGCCCAACTGTTACTACTGCTCCTGGACTAAATTCCGTTGGCACATTAAACAGTTTACAAGTTGACAACATCTATATTAATGATAACTCTATTAGCTACATTAACCCTAGTATAGGTAACGGTGATGTTGTCCTAATTCCTAAGGGAGCAGGGTCTGTTAATGTAAGCAGCAAAAAAGTTACAAATCTTGCAAATCCTACAGACCTTACTGATGGCGTAAATCTACAAACACTAAATCAAGTAGTAGAAACAGCACCATTAGGTTTGTCAATTAATGTAGGTGCGTATTCTGATGCACAAATCAGTTCGATAATTTTAAACAAGATCTTCCCAGTAGCAGAGCACCAAGACAGCACAATTTGTAGAATTTGGTGTATTGATCTAGCAATTGGTAAGCAATTTTCCATCCAAGGCGGTGCTTGGACATGGGAATATGACCTATAACAGGGCGATAAGTACTAGCCAAAATAGAATAAATACACTAGGACTAAGGAATAACAGAAATGCCATATACCATTAACAGATACAACGGAACAGTCATAAGCACAGTTGCTGACGGTACCATTGATACAACAACCGACCTTAAGCTAATTGGTAAAAATTATGCTGGGTACGGAGAAATTCAGAACGAAAATTTTCTCTTTTTATTAGAAAATTTTGCTAATCCGAACCCTCCATCGAAGCCACTTAGCGGGCAAATTTGGTACGATTCGTCTAGTAGCAAATTAAAGTTTTATGACGGCACTAAGTTCCGTACTACAGGCGGAGCTGAAATTGGTGCAACAGCACCGGTTGGTTTAACTGTTGGCGATTTCTGGTTTGATACTGTTAACAAGCAATTATATGCATGGAGCGGCACTGATTTTACTCTAATTGGTCCACAAGGTGTTGCAGGTTCTGGCACAACTCAAATGATTTCTCGTTCTGTTCGTGAATCAGGTACAGGTACAGCACATGCTATTATTGAAGCTCGAGTAAATGGACAAACTGTATTTGTGATTAACCCAGATGCAGCATTTGTTTTAGATCCTGGTTCTACTAACCCAGCATTAACTGGATTCTCAACATTACACCAGGGTGTTACTTTAGCATACACAAATGATGAATTAAATTCACCGGGTGTTACTACTACAAACCACAGATTCTGGGGAACAGCAACTAACTCTGACAAGCTCGGCGGGTTTGATGCAAGCAGTTATGTTCGTTCCGGAACAGCTATTTTTAACTCTTTAGTTCAGTTTGATGATGTAGGTTTTACAGTTGGCGCAACTCCTAAGTTGCGTGTGTTCAACAGTTCAAATACAACACCTACAATTCAAAATACTTTAAATGATACTATTGTTTTCCAAACAACCAGCTTAGGACAAATTAAAACTCCTATGCAATTAGTAGCAAACGATGTACTGCCGGGTGCCGATAACTCATCTAATATTGGTTCTTCGTCAAGCAGATTTGCTACAGTTTATGCTATGACATTTGAAGGTACAGCTACTAAAGCTGGCTCGGTTGCTGTTGGTGCAGGTTTTGCTACCGCAAGTTCCGCATCAAGTGTTGGAACAATTGTAGCACGTACTTCAGTTGATGAAGTTATTAGTGGCACAACAATTACGGCTGGTGCAGTTAAAGGTACATATTTTGTCGGTACAGCTACAGCAGCTAACTATGCAGACGTTGCAGAAAAATACCTAGCAGACGACAGTTATGATGTAGGTACAGTTGTAATGATCGGCGGCGATAAAGAAGTAACAGCTTGCCAAGTCGGATTCCGTGCAGTTGGTCCTGTTAGTGAAAAACCTGCTATTATGATGAATAGCGAGTTAGAAGGCGGCACATACATTGCGTTAAAGGGTCGTGTTCCTGTTAAAATTACTGGTTCTGTTCTAAAAGGTCAGAGATTAGTTGCTGGCCCTAACGGCACAGCACAGGCAGCAATGGGCAATAATGCAGATACATTTGCTATTGCTTTAGAAAGTAATTCGGAATCAGCAGTCAAATTAGTTGAATGCTTGATTTTATAAAAAATAAATAATCTCAGTAATAAAAGGATACCAAATGGCCGGCCAAGGAAATTTAATTTTAGCAACAGACTATAATGCAATCCAAGCAAAGATTGCGTTGGTATTGGGTTCAGGTTCTGGAAACTATGGATACGGACAAACTGTATTAAGTTCAGCAGTTGGATCAAATGCTAAAATTTCTGTAACCCAATGGGCTAATTTGAGAACAGATATTTTGCGTGCTAGACAACACCAAACTGGTACAGATTTATCGTCGCAATTAACAACACCGTCTACAAGTGTTAAGATTGTCGAATCTGATAGAGCTGCTTACATGCAAATGGCAGACGATGCTACAACAAATAGACTTATTACAGTCCCTATTAGCCAAGCTACAAGAGAAAATTTAGTAGCAACTACGTCCAGAACAACCGGATGGAATGGAACTGTGCAACAAACAGTTACCGTAACTTTCCCAGATGATAATGCTGCAAGGTATTTCTTTAACACTGGAAGCAGAATTGAATTTAGCTCAAGTTTAGTAGGCGGTGTAAGTGACGGCGGAAAAACAGATTCTTGGAGAACATTGCTAAATGCAATGCAAACCATTTACTTTGATTACGATAACACTGCATCGACTAATACTGGCGGAAATGGTATTACAAATACTAATTACGGATTTAGCAATTTACCTAGCGCAAATACTATTATCTTTACTAAAGCAGTTGATGGTACAACATACTATCCAAACGTTTATCAAATCTTAGCACGTAAGCCATCTGGAAACCAGCTAATATTTACAATACAATGGCGTGATGATAACTCTCCAGGTGGTTGGAGTATTGACGAAAACGTCACAGGCACATTAAACAGCTATGTACAAGTTTTCAGAGCTAGCGGTTCAAACGTATCAGTATCAACTCCACCGGCTACAACTTCGTCAATCGGCTAATCATATTCATTGACCTTATTACCTCAACTAGTATAAACTATTATACTACTTGAGGTATCTTTATGGATGAACGAATCGAAAAGGCGTTTAGTGTTGCAAATTACATGGCAACATTATCTAATCAGCGCAGAATTATTTTAGAAGAATTTAACCAAAAATTAGTTTATTACCAAAATGGCGGAACATTTAAAATATCGCCAGAATTAATTTCATTTACAAAACAAGTATTGGATATGGGATATCTATCAGATGTTCCATTTATTGATGAAAATAACTTTCCAATATTAATTACAGATGTGCAGTCGTTTTACGATAACATAGTAGAATTGTATTTCCAATCAATGAACGAATATTCTGCAAAGTTTGCAGAAATAAAATCCAAGAGAAAAATTGAGGATATAGTTAAGCTATGAGCAAAGGTGCATTGATTTTTGCCCATAATAACGCTAGTGTTGATTATGTAAAAATTGCAAATTTTGCAGCATCTAAAGTAAAAAAACATTTAGACATACCTGTAAGTATTGCAACTAGCGACATTCAATGGTTGTTAACAGCATATCCTAATCATGTGTTTGATAAGATTATTGATGTAAAACCCGAAACTATAAACAAAAAGAGTTTTTATGACGGATCAATGTTTTCTAAAACACTGGATTGGAATAACGTCACTCGATACAGAGCTTATGAAATCTCACCGTACGACACTACGCTAGTGTTAGATAGCGATTACATTTTAAATTCTAATATTTTAAAAACAGCATTTGAAACAGACGATTTATTTCAAATTTACAAGTCAAGTTTTGACTTAGCTGGATGGCGAAACACAGCAGCGTTTGAAAAACTTAATAGTTATTCTATTCCGTTTTATTGGGCGACAGCGTTTGTATTCAAAAAAGATCCAATAGTCGAATGTTTCTTTAATTTAATTACTTACATTAAAGAAAATTGGGCATACTTTAGATCCTTATATAATTTGAACGGTTCGCCTTTTAGGAATGATTACGCATTTAGTATTGCTATCCATATTATGAATGGAAAAACAACTGGAGAATTTGCAACAGCATTGCCGGGCACAATGACATATATTCAAGACAAGGATATATTGTTAGATATCAATGGCGATTCTATGCAATTTTTAGTTGAAAAACAAAACTATACTGGCGAGTACATAACAGCTAAAACATCAGGAATTGATGTTCATGTAATGAACAAAATTAGTCTTAGCCGTGTGATTGATGGAGCAACAAATGTCTAAGGGGTTTATTGTTTTTGCACAAAATACAGAATCGGTTGACTATGTTAAGCAAGCATACGCTTTAGCACTCAGCATTCAATCGAGTCAGCAAACTTATAAAAATATTTCATTAGTAACAAACAATGTAGTTCCTTCTGAGTATATGCACGCATTTGATAAGATTATTGAAATTCCCTGGGTAACTGAAACTTCTACAAGATATGCTGGTGAACATAGATGGAAATTATATCATGTAACACCGTATGATGAAACAATTGTTTTAGATTCAGATATGTTAGTGTTAGAAGATTTGTCTAGCTGGTGGAAACAATGTGACAATTATGATGTTAATTTTTGCTCAAGGGTAAAAAATCATAAATTAGATGTAGTCACTAGCAATTTTTATAGAAAAACATTTGTTGAAAACAATTTGCCAAACGTATACTTTGGCCTGCATTATTTTAAAAAAACAGATTTCTCTTACAACTTTTTTAAAATTTTAGAGTTTGTTTGCAATAACTGGGAATGGTGTTATTCTAAGTTTGCACCTAATCTTTATCAGAATTCGTTAAGTATGGATTTAGCCACAGCTATTGCAATTAACATAGTTGGAGAATATTCAATTATTGACAAGTGTAGTCCTTTAGAGTTTATACATATGAAACCAATGGTGCAAGATTGGGACTCTCCAACTTTAAACTGGCAAGATAGTGTGCATTATACTTTTGGCACTAATGGCAATTTAATTGTTGGAAATATTAAACAATCTAAAGTTTTTCATTATGTTGAAAAGAATTTTATTTCAGACAAGATGTTAACAACGTTACGGGAGATTGCAAATGGCAAAGAAGCGTAAAACGTTAGCGCCAGGTATGGTATATGTTTATTATGATAAAAAAACAGGCGAACTCCTTTCTATAACAAATGAAGTAAGCAAGGTTTACGAAGATGCAATCGAAGTACTGTATGCTGATGTAACGTCATTATTAGATACTACACATCATTTTAAGGACTATATTGTTGCATACCGTCAGCAGCCAGATGGCACAGAAAAACTAGTAGTTGAGACAAAGAAGTCAAATAGAACTTCGATTAATGATTCAGATTATGTTTTTAAGAATAAAATTTTTGAATGGGTAGAAGAGTCTAGTAATGAAGTTGACTTAACAATTACTTGGTGCAATACGTTATCGTCTTGGAAATTTTCGTTAAGTGATATATTTAAAAAAACACACAACACAGTTCTTCCTAGAAATTTAGTATTCTTTATAACATTAAAAAATGATCTAGATTTTTTAATTAGAACGATCTCAATTGATTGCGAAGAGTTAATGCAGTATGACGTGTTTGTAGATTTTGAAAGCAACTTCGAAAAAGATATCGAGACAATTTCAATTGCATCAAAGGTTGTTTTTAAAGATTATAAGTTAGTTAAAGAATATGAGTAAAATTAAAGTTATAGAACAAGATATTATTTTTTTAAGCTATGATGAACCTAACGCTGAAAAAAATTATGCAGACTTACTAACAAAGGCACCTTGGGCAAAAAGAGTCCATGGCGTTAAGGGTAGTGATGCTGCACACAAAGCATGTGCTGCACAAAGTGATACTGAATATTTTATTACAGTTGATGCAGATAATATTGTCGATCCGTCGTTTTTAGAAGTTGAAGTAGATATCGACGAACTTGGCCTAACACCAGACCATGTATTCAGTTGGTGTGGAAAAGTTAATGTTAACGGACTAATGTACGGAAACGGCGGACTTAAAATGTGGACACGCAAGTTCGTTAATAATATGCGTACACATGAAAATTCTAACCCTAATGATAAAAAGGGTTTAGTCGAATTTTGCTTCGATGACAAATACTATCAATTTAATGAAAATTATAGCGAGAGCATAATCACTGGTAGTCCATTCCAAGCCTGGCGTGCAGGCTTTCGAGAAGGCGTTAAAATGTCTCTTGACCAAGGCGCAAAAGTTAATGATATTAAACGAGTGTGGTGGCAAAACTATCATAGACTGTTAATATGGTGTAACATCGGTGCTGATGTAGAACACGGGATTTGGTCAATAATAGGTGCTCGGGAAGGATGCTACAAGACCAATTGTACAGATTGGGATTATTCAAATGTTCGAGATTTTGAATGGCTAACAAATTATTGGTCAGAGCAAGGATACGGATCAGCAACTGATATTGATTATCGTGTTAAATGGTTGGGAGACGAACTACAGCAAAAATGCGGGTTAGAAATAACAAATGTTGATTCTAACGGATCAAAGTTTTTTAAAACAGTGTTTAACAATTCACCTAGGATAATTAAAAAACGTGTTTGATATTGTCTTTATTAGTTACAATGAGCCAAATGCTGATGCAAATTACGAATCATTAAAATTACGATTCCCTCTTGCAAAACGTGTAGACGGTGTTAAAGGTATCCATCAAGCACATATTGCCGCTGCAAAAAAATGTTTTACAAACATGCTTTGGGTAGTAGACGGCGATGCAGTCATTTTAGATTCATTTAACTTTGATTATAAAGTCGATGAATGGGACCTAGATGCAGTCCATGTTTGGAGAAGTATTAATCCAATTAACGGATTAGAGTATGGGTACGGCGGTGTAAAGTTGTTACCTCGTAAACTAACAATTAACATGGATATTGCTACTACTGATATGACGACTAGTATTAGCTCTAAATTTAAAGCAATGGATGAAATTAGTAACATTACTGCATTCAATACCGACGAATTTAGTGCATGGAGAAGTGCATTTAGAGAATGCTGTAAGTTAGCCAGTAAAACAATTCAAGGCCAAGTTAGTGCAGAAACTTCTGTAAGATTAAAAATTTGGTGTAGTGTTAACAATGGCAGTCTTTATGGAAATGCAGCAATACGCGGCGCACTTGATGGTAGATTTTATGGTGAAAAAAATGCCGCAGATCCTGCGGCACTTAATTTAATTAACGACTTTGATTGGCTCAAGAATCGTTATGAACAAACTCGCTAGCCATTGGAAATACTTCTGCAATAACTTGAGCACATGCACGGGCAACCTCCATGTGCTCTTTTTGCGTACCATTTCCGCTGCGTAACTCTACAAAGTGAATCCACGAACGTAGTGTTCCATTCATGTATAGACGACTTACAGTATTGCCTTCTGGAAGAATTGCACGAGCTTGCTCTTTTGCGATACCATGCTCTATAGCCCATGCATAGTTTTCTTTTACTAGATCAATAACTGCTTGCTGTCTTTGATTCCACTCTTGAATAAGTTCTAGGTCATTTGTGTCAACACTGTTCTGACGATTCTTAGTATCTTGCAAACGTGCATCACGTAAAACAAAATCTAAATCTTTAGTCGGATCAGCGTATCGTTGACTAAATTCTTGGAAACTAAAACTTCTGTGTCGGAGTATCTGTCTTGCAATATCTCGGGTTGTTTCAATTTCTAAACATGCACTGACCATTTCTAGTGGACTCCAGTGCTTATGTTTAATCAAGTATCTAATTAGCTTTTCTGATGTGTCAGTATTGTACTGATTAGCAGGGTTACTTACTCTTGCACAAAATGCAATAAGTTCTTGAGCATCATAAATGCCTTCGTTAGCCATTTCTCTACTTGCTTTACTTGCCGAAATTAATTTTACTTTCATTATAGTTTTTTCTTTCTTAAGAATTTTTCTGTAACACGTTTAATATCTTTTTTAACACGGTCCGTATCTAATTTAAAATCTATACTTTCGATACGGCGCTCGTATGCTTTAATCATTTCGGAAAGAGATTTTTCAAACGTTTTCCAGTCGCTATTTCTAGTGCTTGATGTTATCTTAATTTCCCAAACTTTGCCATCTTTAAAAGTGATTATGACAGCGTGCAGATACTTAAGAGGAAGAACATTTAATTTTACCTCTCCAAATACTTCAGGCCAGCACTCAATGACATCTTTGGGAAGTACCTTCCCTTTTGATGTCATTTAGATTTTTTGGTCGGAACCAACTCCTCGGCTTTGCGGCGCATTTCTGCTGCTTTCTTGGATAGAGCATCTGCTTGGCTACGATAGTATTTTGCTTCGGCTTCTGGTGTATCAAAAGTTGTTTCAACTGGCTCTTGATTAACACTAGCAGAGGTTGTTTTAGCTACGTCAGCAGTTTCGGCAGGAAGTTCTCTTGCACTAGCTACTTCTTTAACTTCTACTTTATCATTGCTGCCTGGCTTAATACACAGTCCGTCGATAGCAATACCTCGCTGTTCAGCAATCATTTGATTTAACTCTGACAACAGAATTGCAGTTCCTGGAACAGGTAACATTTCTACTTCACTAGTAGAAAGTTTAACTAGACGACCAAATCCGTGCAAGTTTGGCAACATGCGGGACCCGTCTGGAAATTGTGTACGATCTAGTGCTTCAGCAAATTCGTATGCTTCTTGTGCTGCTGGACTTTCTACTAAATTGATAATAGCGTTATGCATATCATCCGGTAAGTTTTCAGTCGGAACAACTAAGCAACTATATGCGTCACCTGGCAAGGTCCTGTATGCAACTAAAACTTTTTTGTTTGAGGCTTTAATTCGGCCTACATGTTTAAGTGCTTTCATATTAGGCT